CAACGATCGCCGCAGAACTGGAGAAGGCACGGCTTGCTGTTTCAGCGGCGCAGCTGAAAGCCAAAGAGGTTGAAGCGGTTGTCAAACTTGCGATTGCGCAAAAGACTGTGACGCAGGCGCACTTCGAGGCACTGCGTGCGCAGCAGGAAGCGGTTGGTCTTGCCCAGCGACATCTCAGCGCTGCGGAACAGGTCGCTTCGGCCCAGCTACGGGCAGCGGACGCGACCTACCAAGGCAAGGTGCAAGCGGCTAATGCGGCGTATCAGGCCAATGTGCTGGCCAAGAATACGCAGTCCGCTGCGGGTGCAGCAGGCCAGTTTGCCAATGAAATGCAACGCGGTGCTCAAGCGGCGCAGGCTGCTGCTTCATCTGTTGCTGCTGCTGCAAATGGCGTTACAGCCGTTGGGGTTAAAAATGGCCCACTAGACGCATTTGGCGCGGCGGCCCAAAACGCAGCCTTCCGTCAACGCTGGAGCGATTTCACCAAGGAGTTTAATGCCAACAAAGGATCTGTGTCCAGCAAAGAAAGACTGTGGTGGGACACGTTTAACAGGTTTATGCGAGAGGCAGATGCATACAACAAAAACAAAGGGCGCGAAGCGATGGCTTCCGCGAATGAAGATTGGAAAAAATATTCAGGTGGCGGGACAACGGAGCAAACCGTTAATATCACCACAGGCCCTGTCGTTCAGATGGACGGGACTAACTTTGTGAAACAGGACGATTTCACCAAAGGCGTGCAAGATGCGTCCAGGCAGGCATCAGAGAACACGCTGCGCTTGTTAGAGCGTGATCCAGCCGTGCGTCGTCGCGTGGGGCTGGCACGATGACGGACTTTGCGACTGCATCATTTGTCAGCATTCAAACGGCAAGTGGCACGGCTCTGCATCGCTGGCAGGGCTATCAGCCTGGCGCTGTGATTGATGGGCATGAGTTCTATCCGTTCAATCTTGGCGCGATTGTGGATGCAAGCAATGGCGGGAGTGACAGCGTGCAAATGCAGCTGCCGATGACTGGCGAAGCTTATGCGCTCCTAACCCAAGGCGTCACGGCGCGACATGTGGTTGACATCAGCATGTTCATGTTCACGCCCAACGCAGATGGAACGATGCCAGCCGCTAAAACGCTTGTCGCTGGGTATCACGGCGAGATTGTGGGCGGCAACATGGACACGTCTAGCGTGGTGCTTGAGATTGGCAGTCGCCTCGACGCCGTTGAGGCACAAGTCCCCACTCGCGTGTTCACCACTGTTTTAGTGGGAACACCGCCCAAGCTGTAAGCACTATGCACACCAACGCAAAACCGGCTGGCGCATCATCTCCGTTTGTGACGGGGCAGCAGTTAGATGCGTGGGGCGCTGTTGTTGCAACGGACGCGGATGTCACGTCAACGCAGCGGGTGATTGAAATTGGGTCACATGTTCCGATTGTGTTTGGCAAAGCGGCCAATGGTGATGGAGGAGTGTGGGTGACACCTGCTGCAGCGCGGTTTGGCGCGCAGGCACATCCGACAACAGGCACCAACGTGTCGATTGGGATGGTGGTGTCTGATGGGCGTGTTGGCGACATTGCTGCAGAGGATGTCTACAAGGGTGCGGCGCGTATCAATGAGCTGCTCGACTGGAAGACGGCGTTTGCGTATGGGTCAATGCCTGAGTTGGGCTTTGATTACACGCTGAGCAATACGACCGTCGAAACCAGCCAAGAGTTCGTGAACGGGGTGATGACCACGACGTTCTCGATTTCACGAACAAATGCGCTGTCAGTAAAGGTCAATAATCTCAAGGTCATGATCGGTGCCGTTACGCACTACTTTTCTTGGCGTGTGTACGTCAACGGAGTTTTGCATAGCTCGAACCCTGGTTTGTCCGTGATTGGCTTTAATTTTGATCAGACATGGACAGATCCTTCGTCGTTCACGCTAGAGCTGACTTCGTACAACTACTCTGCGGGTCGGCCATATGACTCACCGGCAGCAGTGACGGGCGAGGTGATTCATACTTATCCGCAAACTGGCGCACCAGAAGAAGGAACGACGGAGCTGCCCATTTTTGCTGGATCAGGCGGAACATTTGAGGACTTGAGCTGTCTTGCTGTCAGAGCAAGAACAGCGAAGATTGGCGGCGTTGATACGGATAGCGACGCAGCCCGCACGCTCAATGAAAGCATCGTCACGCAGGTTGACATTTCGTTCAGCGACACAAAAGTCCTGAACATTTCGCCGCTGCGAGTCCGACGCTCAAATGTGACCTATCAGTTCCGTTATCAGGTCTATGTAAATGGCAGCTTGGCCCGTGACTCAGGGCAGGATTCTTATGCGTCAAGTTACGACGTTTCTTTGAGCCTTTTTACCCGCAGCAATGTTGTCTTGCGGATCATTTCGTTTAGCGGGGGAGAAGGTAAGCCCTATCCGGCTGGCGTGACCGTCCAAGGCACTGCCAACTACAGTCAGCCAGGCGCGGCGGTGGGGGCGACGACACCGCTGGGCTACGAAGATCAAGTGCGGTGCTTCGTGCGCAATGGCGTGCATGTCGAGAGCGTGCTGACAGGCGCGACAGGCAGCAGCAACAACTTTGCCGATCTTGCGCTTCATTTGATCAGGAAGTCAGGGCGCGTGCCGGATCGCTTGGTTGATTTTGATTCGTTCCGTTTGGCCGCAAGGTTCACCGAGGCAAATCAGCTGTTTTTCAATGGCGTGATTAGTGCTCCGGTCAACCTGCGAGAGTACCTGCAGCGCCTAGCGCCATATTTCCTGCTGCAGTTTGCTCAGGTTGATGGGCGGTTCGCCTTGCTGCCCGTGATTGAGGTCAAGACCGATGGGGCCATTGATGGTGCGCCGCTGGCGCCGCGGTTTGAGCTGAGCGCATCAAGCATTGTGGACAACAGCTTGAAGTGGAGCTATGTGCCCGCCTCACAGCGGCAGGACATCATCGCGCAGATTTCATGGCGCAATCAATCGTCTGCTACCTATAGCGTCGCCAACGTTGCAGAAGTGCGTTACGCGGCGACTTCGACGTATGCGCCGACAGAGCAACACGATATTTCCGATTTTTGCACAAGCAGCAATCACGCCACCATGTTTGGGAAGTACTTGTTGGCCACTAAAAAGCACATCACGCACATGGTTGACTTTGATGTGCCGCAGAGCGTTTTGCCTGGTGTGCGGGCGCGTGACGTGGTGGCGATTGATTTCAGTGCGCTGCCGTCATTTGGTGCGCAGGCAAGTGGGCGAGTGCTGTATCGCGTCGAGTCTGTTGCGGAATCAGAAGCTGGGCTTGTGCGGCTGACCGGCTCACACACGCCTGTGGACGGGGATGGGAATGATGAGGTGGTGGTCAGTATGTTGCAAGGGACGCATGTGGTCGCCTGACGATGGCGGTGTTTCCTTCCCTACGGCCAACTGCTCGAACCTGGACGCCAGGGGCGCCACCGATCGGGTCGTTCGCTTCGCTGTCTGGGTATGAGGTGCGCGTGCGTTATGGCTCAGCGGTGGTTGGCACAACACTGACGCTGGCCTTTGACAACGTGCTGGAAGCAGACGCGCACGCGGTCACGCAGCACTTTGCAGGCGAAGGTGGAATGTATGGCGTGTTTGACCTGCCATCCTCGATTTACGCCGGGATGACCAATGCGGGGGACGTGCAGCCGTCTGGCACCAAATGGCGCTACGCCCGTTCCCCGAGCGTGGTTTATGTGTCTCCTGGCATCGCTAGCGTGGCAGTGGAATTAGTGGCCGTGCCGGTCTGATGTCGAAGTTCTACGGCGGCACAGACGGCAGCTTGAGCGTTGACGGCGCAACGATTGGCAAGGTGAGCAGCTGGTCGTTTGACGGCAGCGTGGAAGCGTTGCCAACGACGACGCTTGGCGATTCTGCTGCGACCTATCGCGCAGGGCGGCAGAGCTACACCGGCAACTGTGAGGTCTTTTATTACGCAGACCAGGCGGGCGGCTTAGTGGCGGCTCCTCTGTTGTCGGATGTGATCAATACCGGCGGGGTGCCGCCTGATCAGAAGCGTCGGCTGGAATTGACGGCCGGCGATCGGAAGCTGAGCTTTGATGCCGTGATCACTGACGTTGCGGTGGCGGCAGAGGCTGGTGATGTGATGCGGGCTGCCGTGTCGTTTGTGGTGTCGGGTCCGCTGGTTGAAGCCAGCTTGGGAGGTTCCTGATGGCGGTCTATCTCGGTTCCGCGGGGATCATTCAGCTGTCGCGGACATCGCTTGAGGTGTTCCGGTCAACGATGGACCCAGGCGACGTTGACGTGGCAGCCAAGCGGTTCAGCTTTGACTTTCCCAGTGGCACGTTCGTGACGGGTGATCGTCTGGCGATTGCACGGTTGAACGCAGATGGGTCGTTGAGTGACCAGCCGCTTGACTTTGCCGGGACGCTGTTCCCTGACGGCCTCTGGTATGCGCACGTCGATCCGCTGGGCGGGATTCGGCTTTACAACGATTGGGCGGATGCGCTTGAGGGTGCTGTTGGCAAAGCAGTGGCATTGCAGACACCGGCTAGCACTTACGACATCTCTGTCAAGCTTGAGGATGGTCTGCCCCATTGCTTAGGGCAGATCGCGAGTTACACGGTCAGCACTGAACGGGCTGCGATCGACGTGACGAGCTTGGGCGATTCCTTTGTGGAGCAGATCAGCGGGTTGATCAGCGGCGGCGGCAGCATTCGTTGCTTCTGGGACTGGCGGCCTTCTGTTTGCGGAGGGGCAGGGACCAGCCAGGAGATGCCGCACTACTTGCACCAGCTGATCCTGCGTCAGCAGCTGGGCAGTGAGTTCAAGGCGAGTCTGTTCATCAAGCAGGACGGCGCCAGCCCGATCAATGACGAGCTGCCGCAACTGGCCTCGCGGACGGCGTTGTTCTA